GACGAACGACAGGCGCAAGAGCTGGAAAAGGTTGACAATGTGGAGCGGGAAGCCTGGGCTGCGTGGCGCAGGACGGTAGGCATGGAAACCGAGCAAACCGTAACAACCGAATACGTTGACCGCATAGACGGCAAGACGGATGCAGAAACGGGGCAGCCGCAACGAGTTGCTCGGCAGACGGGGGCCACGGTGCGGCGGAAATCCAATGCCGGGGCAGCCGCCTTCTTGGGCATCGTCCTGAATTGCGTGGAGAAAAGGTGCAAGATTCTGGGCATTGGGACGCAAGAAGATCCGGCAGGGCTGGAATCGTCCGAATATGGGACCAAGAACGTGTACGGCATTCCTAGTTTTGTGACCAAAGATGAGTGGCTGAAGAAGTATGCCTCTGGCCCCACGGTGGTGGTTGAGAAAAAGAATATGGACGGGAAGCCGCTATTGGCGACGGCTTCGGATTTGGAAGCCGCTATTGCAGGCGGGACGAATGGCAAAGGGCACTAATGCAGCTTGGGTATAACGAGCTAGAGGTTGATGCGCTTCCGACCCAAACGCTACCCGATGATGCGTTAGTGGTCGGGAGCCATCTGCCCAAAGACCACTACAACTGGACCCCGCAGCACGGGCCGCAGCTTGCCATGACCACATGCGGTATTGAAGACCTTTTCTTCGGGGGGGCACGTGGCGGGGGCAAGACAATCGGGATGTTGTTAGACTTCAACATTCGCGTGATGCGATACGGGAGGCACATGCGCGGGGTGATTTTCCGGCGCACATTTCCCGAACTTGAGGAGGTGCTGTACTGGGCGCGGCAGATTTACCCCCAGCTCGGGTATCAGTACCAAGCCGGGCCGCGCCAGTGGAAACACAAGTCAGGGGCGACACTGAAGACTCGCTACCTTGACCGGGACAAGGACGCAGACCGATATCAGGGGCACAGTTATACGTGGCTCTGTTTCGATGAGGCTGGGAGTTGGCCCAGCCCTGAACCGATTGACAAAATTCGAGCGACCCTGCGCAGCCCCTACGGGGTGCCGTGCGTGATCCGCTTAACGGGGAACCCCGGCGGGGTGGGGCATAACTGGCTGAAAATGCGCTATATCGACCCAGCCCCGCCATTTACCCCTGCCGTGCACGTGCACAGGATGCAGGATGGGAGCGTGGCCCGCGTGGAACGCATCTTCATACCGAGCACACTGGACGACAATCTGATGCTGTCCCAGAATGACCCCAATTACTGGATGCGGGTTGCTGCTGCGGCAGGAGACAATCCCGCCTTGCTGCAAGCCTGGCGGTACGGAAATTGGGATATCGTTGCGGGTGGCATGTTTGATGATCTCTGGCAAAAAGACGTGCACATCATGGAGCCGTTCGATTTGCCGAAGACGTGGCGCTTTGACCGGTCTTTTGACTGGGGCAGTTCAGCGCCTTTTGCAACCTTGTGGTACGGGGAGAGCAACGGAGAAGCCGTTCAGGTGCCGGGAGTTGGGCAGCGCACGTATCCGCCCGGTACGCTGTTTATCGTGGCGGAAGACTACGGCTGGAACGGCACGCCAAATAAGGGGTTGAAGCTCACAAACGCGGAAATTGCGCGGCGGGTGAAAGAAGTTGAAAGAGCGCATGAGCGGTATAAATTCCAGCCTGGCCCAGCAGATACCAACATTTATGATGTGATTAGCAACAACAGCATTGCCCGCGACATGGAAAAAGAGGGAGTGCGGTGGAAGAAAGCAAACAAAGGGCCAGGCAGCCGGGTTTCTGGGTGGCAGCTCATTCGCGGGATGCTGAAGGCCAGCTTACAGCAGCCGATGGAAGAACCGGGATTGTTCGTGTTCAGTACCTGCCGGAACGTAATCCGTTGTATTCCGACAGCGCCCCGCGATGCACGCCATGCGGATGATGTGGATACTACGAGCGAAGACCACATTGGAGATGCGCTGCGCTACCGGGTGTTGCAACGGAACATACGCGTGACGCAGGGGCGGTTAGGGGGCCTATGAAGAAAAAACAAGCGGGCCAATGGTCACCATATGGTGACCAGATATTCAGCTATCGTTCGGATGTTGAGGAGGAGCTACCGGCACCGGGTGACCGTGCGGCATGGCTGGCGCGAGGGGGGGTCTACGCCGACGAAGATGAAGGCACCCCCGGTGACCCGGCCAACACTGGGCAGCCGTCCCCGACGCGGAAGTTGTGCCCGTCTACGGTCATCATGGTGGAGCAGCAAGCGCAGGACCAGATGTACGCCCGGCATGTGCGTTGGGCCGAGATGAATGCTATTGGGGAAATTGAGGATGATCCCAATTGGGGCGAAGCCGTGCAACGCCTTGTGCGGTGTGTGACGGATCATGGCACAGTCATTCTGACCGGCATGGGCAAGATTGGGTATGTCTGTCAGCGCGTGGCAAGCACCATGTCTTCCGTCGGTATTCCGGCTATCTTCCTGCACCCCGGCGAGGCCGTGCATGGTGACCTAGGGTTTGTGCGGGCTGAAGACATAGTGCTTGCGTGCTCAAATTCTGGTAAAACAGAAGAAGTACTAACCGTGGTGCAGAGGATCACAGACAAGCAAATAATTGTCTGTGTCGGTGATACGGAGAGTCCGCTTGCGCAGCTAGGGTTGATGTTGACCTTCGGAAAACACCGGGAGCCAGACCCGCTGAACGTGGCCCCTTCAGCCAGCATTGCGGCGATGAGCGCGGTGCTAGATGCGCTGACGTTTTGTGTTCAAGGTCACTTGAATTTTACGATGGAAGATTATGCGCACAATCACCACGCTGGGTATTTGGGACGGAAGGCGCGAGGTGAGGAGAAATAAAGATGGCTGAAAATATAACCCGTGTGACAGACGAGCACCCCGATTATCAATTGCGGCTTGCTCAGTGGGCGCGGATTGAAGATGCGCTTGAAGGCAGAGATGCGGTACATGGGAGAAAAGAATCTTACTTGCCGATGCTTGGCGGGCAGGACGAAGACCAATACAAAGCCTACCTAGGCCGTGCGCCGTGGTACGGGGCATCTGCTCGGACATTGGAAGCAATGGTCGGCATGGTGTTTCGCAAACAGCCCGTCACCACATTCGGTATCCAGGCGCAAGATGAGTGGCTTGAAGACATCACGCTGAGCGATGAAACATATGAGGAATTTGCAAAGAACACGTACCGGGATGTCATTAGTTTAGGCCGAGCAGGCGTGATGGTGGATTTTGTGACAGAAGCGCAAAAAAATGAGGGCATAGAGGCGCTTGAACGTCCATATCTTGCGCAGTACGATCCTCGCGCTATTCGCAATTGGCGCACACGTCGGATTGGTGGGAAGTCGCTGCTTGATCAGGTCGTATTGCGTGAAGACGTGGAAGAAGCGGACGCGGGGGGCTTCGGCACCGTACTGAAGACCCGATACCGCGTGTTGGAACTCTTGCCGCTTGTTGATCTGGCTTTGCTGGTGGATGCATTTGAAATACCGCAGGTGCAGATGCCCGAAGACGCGCAGTACGTATATGGCGTGAGCGTCTGGGAAATGGTGGAGCGAGAGGCCGCAGGGGTAGACGCAAAAACGGCAGAATGGGAGCGGGTTGAATTTTACGTGCCGAACCGCAACGGGGTGGCGTTGCGAGAAATTCCCTTTATTTTCATCTCTCCCGCAGGGACAAAAATGGCAGTTGAGAAACCCCCATTGCTGGATATGGTGGACACCAACTTTGACCACTATCGACTAAGCGCCGATTATCGGCACGGGCTGCACTTCACCGGGCTGCCGACGGCGTGGGTGGCGGGGTTCCCGGTAGATTCAAAGCTCGAAATCGGATCAGAAACAGCTTGGATCTCTGACGACGCATCAGCTAACGCGGGCTTTCTGGAGTTTACCGGGCAAGGGTTGAACCCGCTGCGTGAAGCGATTGAAGCGACAGAGAACAAGATGGCCGTACTCGGGGCCCGCCTGCTGGAAACGCAAAAAAAGATGGCTGAGACCGCTGAAACCTGGCGCATCCGACAAGGCGGCGAGCAGTCTATTTTGATTTCGTCCATTGACGCGGTGACCAAAGGGTTGATGAAAGCCTTGTGGTGGATGAGCTGGTGGGGTGGGGCAGACGATCCGCAGGTATCCTCTGAGATTAACCGCGACCTGGTAAGTGTCCCGGCTGACCCGCAGATGTTTGCGCACATGCTCCAATCTCTGTTGGCGGGAAAAATCAGTCAGCAGCTTTGGCTGGAATGGCTTGAAGAAAATGAAATTCTCCATATGCGATCAAAAGAAGAGGAACTTGCCGCTATTGAGTCTGATGGGGTGAACGCCCCGGCGGATGATCTCGGGGACGAAAATGAAGTAGAGCCCCCGGTGCTCACAGCGGCATAATGGGTATCATTGTGACCCTATGCTCCGCATACAACGACGCAAAATGATACAGAATCCATTTGAGGCCGCGCTGGCCTTTACACTTGAGCAGGAATGCGGGCCGCGATGGCAGGAAGATGGCGGCTACACCAATGACCGGCATGATGCGGGCGGCGAAACGAAATACGGCATCTCAAAGCGTGCTCATCCTACGGTCAACATCAAGGACTTGACGATAGGCCGCGCATCGAAGATCTACTATGACCAGTACTGGATGCCGCACAACTACAACTTGCTCCCCGCTGAGGTGGCGGTGTGCGTCTGGGATTTTGGCGTCAACAGTGGCCCGGCCCGCGCCAAGAAGATCTTGCAGAAAATGGTGGGCGCGACAGATGACGGGAAGATTGGGCCACGCACAAAAGAGCTGGTGCAGAAAGCCGTGCGTGCACGGCGTGGTGCGGACATGCTAGCACGCGACTACAATAAGGAACGCTTGCGTTTCTTGGTCAATCTTTACAAAAACAACCCGAAAAAACACGGGCGCTATATGCGCGGTTGGATCAACCGCATTATCGACCTCACGGCGTATGCGGCATGACTGAGTTTGTTATAGGCTTGGTGCTGGGGGTGCCGCTCGGGTTTGTCCTGTGCGCATTCGGGCTGCAGTACCAGATTGAACACACGAGGCGCATCCATGCGATACAACGCACGAGTGATCCCTGAAGACGGGAAACTCTCTAAACAAAATCGCGGTCTTTTCTTTATCGGGACGGTACGCCGGTATTTACTATTGCCGGTCACCTGCCGGTGGAATGCCTGGGTGCGGGATTTGACGGCCAGCCTAGAAGGTGGATGGTTGATCCGTTCGACGAAAACGCGAGGGGTGGCGCTGCAATAGCGAAATGAGGTGGTGGAATGGCGGGATACAACGGCGAAGAAGAGTTGCAGAAGTTGCGGGCCGAGATTATACGGCTCAAGGAACAGGCAGAAGACGAGTGGCGCAGCGCTACAGACAGGCGCATGGACGGCTTGAAGTCTGACGTGACCGCCATGAAAGAATGCCTTCAAAAACTTTCGCCCTCTATCGAAAAAGTTGTTGGAAGCACAATAACCCCTAGCCATGATCGTCGCATTCATGACTGCGAGCAATATATTGCCGCCGAAAAGGCCAAGACAGGCACGTTTCGCGAGTGGAAGATTGCCTGGCTTGGCATATTGGGGGTCGCCCTAGTACAGCTCTGGCAGTACCTGTCTTCCTCGAAATAGAAGGCCGAATATGCCGGATATTGCAGAACTCATCGCCGACGAATTTACCGGCCACAGCGTGGACTTGCTCAAGGTTGATGCGGGGATACGCCAGGACGTGTTGCGGATGCTTGGCGATGTCGAAGCGGATATTGTCGCCAAACTTGCAAAGGTGGACCCTACAGGGGTCAGCGAGACCTTCCGCGCTCGACGGCTCCGCGCACTGGAGAAGCAAACCCGCGAAACTATCCGGTCCGGTTTTAAGCAAATCCGTAATAAGACAGGCCGGGACTTTCGAGCGATTGCCCGCAGTGAAGAGGCACTGACTCGTGGCGTGATTGATGGGGCAATAAGCAGCACGGCGGGCGTTTCTGTGTCCGTCATGTCTGTGGTGACGCCACGGGAAACGCTGACTGCCCTGGCGAACGATACGCTTGTTGGTGGCGCACCGTCACGGCAATGGTGGGGGCGTCAATCTGCGCAGCTCCGTACCCGATTCATGGATACCATGCGGTCTGGCGTTGTCCAGGGGGAAGCCCTGGGCCAGCTTGTTCAGCGGGTGCGGGGCACCCGTGCCCTCAACTTTACGGACGGGGTGATGCAAGCCAGCCGCAGGCAAGCGGAAACCCTGGTGCGCAGCTCGGTACAGGCGGTGGCGAATGCTGCGCGGACGGAAGCGCTTGCGGCGAATTCCGATGTGATAAAAAGTTTATTATGGGTTGCTACGTTAGATCGACGCACAACGCTCATCTGCTCTGTGCGTGATAGAAAAGAATACAACCTGACCACACATAGGCCAATTGGTCACGGGATTCCCTGGCGGGAAGGCCCAGGCCGTATCCATTGGGCATGCCGTTCTACCTCCATTCCTCGCGTGAAATCGTTTCAGCAGCTTGCGCAAGATCAGGCATTGCGCACGGGAGGCCGCCCTACGAATTTGCAGACAAAACTGCTGAGAGCGGCAGATAAAGCCAACCTGGGGCAAAACGCTAAGGGCGCAATGTTACAGCGGACACGGGCCAGCATGGGCGGCCAGGTGCCTGCCAAGCAAACTTTTCCCCAGTGGTTGAAGAAAATGGACACGGCAAAGCCGGGATTCGGGGCCGGAGTGCTCGGGAAGACAAAATGGGATCTGTGGAACTCAGGCAAGCTGACGTTCGAGCAGCTCGTCAATCAAGACGGGATGCCGATGACAGTGCGGGCGCTGATGCGGAAGGCGGGCGCAGCCGGGAGTACGCCACCGGCTGCGGCCAGTGCGGCAGCGGAAGCCCCGTTCAGCGTGTTCGATGATCGGCCCGTCAATCAACTTGAGCCGTGGGTGGATCAGAAGTCAGCCGCAAAGGTTGAGCAGTATTTCATGGCGCGGCATCCTGGCGTGCGGCTTGATACTAAGGGGATGAACGGGGGCCTGGCCAATCAGACTTTCAAGGAGCTAGATGAACTATTCCAGCGGTTCCCGTCCGCTGGAGAGCGCATCAAATATATGGGGACGTATCGGGACGCAGAAAAGCTGTATGCGTCTGGCACGTGGCCAAGGGGTTTTGGCGTTCCGAAGCACAGGAGGATGCTCGGCCACATGGCACAAGAGGGGGACCGGATGGCGTTCAACCCCGCCTGGTACGGCAAGCCTAGCGAGATGGCCACAAGTGCTGACTGGGCTGCGCTCGTGCGGTTTCATGA